CCAGTTGAAGTACCAGTAGTGGTAATCACACCAGCAGTGTCACTACCTCCTGCAGTAATTGCAGCAGCAGTGATACCAGCTTGCGTAGTAACTGCAACTGTTGGCGGTACTGCACTTGCTGTAGAAATGATATGACCGTTATTCCCGATACCGAACACTTCCGTTGCAGCGTCATTGACTGAAATATATCGTCCAGTCGTAAGCGTTGCAGCAGTTGCATTGATCAGCAATCCCTTGCCAGTAGTAAGACCAGTGCCATTGATAACGGCAACAGATCCAGTAGTAGCAGAATTGGCAGTCACTGAAAGTACGCCGGCTGTACCAGTATATGTCCCGGTAGTTGAGACAAATAATCCTGATCCAGTCGTTAGACCATTTGCAGTAATGCTAATTCCTTTACCAGTGGTAACAGAGTTTGCAGTAATACCAAATGATGTTCCAGTCGTACTTGTTGAGTCAGTAAATGCTGACGGCAATGTCAATGAAGTGCTTGAATCAACAGCAGTGAATGTACAAGAGCTTGCCGTACCGGTATTGGTATATAGCACGCCCGTGTCAGTCGCATACGCGATACAACCTATTGCGTAATTTGCAATGGCAGACGGGAGATTTGCGGCAGTGCATCGGATAAGTGATGCGTTACCCTCCAAGTCAGTCAATGCAATATCAACAGTAGTGTTGTATTTTGTGAAGAAATTTGTTCCAGGGACTTGATTCATAATAGTTTATTGTTTGGCTAATAATAGTTTCCGAATAAACTATGAAGTTGTTCCGTTTGAACCTTCAAGACCTGAGTATTCGATTGAATCAACCTCTTCACGAGCGCGCATTTTGTACTTGTATTCATCGTTATCAGCATAACGCCAGTCGATTAAGTCAGTGAAGAATGCTTCACGTTCGAAACGACTTACGCCATGAGTTGATGAACCCATAAAGTATGCTGTTGTTGAAGTAGCGTCCAAGAAAGGACTGTATACCACTTTCATACCAGGATACATTTCTGAGAAGTAGTTAAGATCATTGTTTCCAGTTCCTGCACGAAGCACTGATTTTGCAATCTGCATGCCTGTTGAGTGAAGGATAGAAGGAGTAAGTAAGAACTTAGGTTCATAGCCCAAGATCACGCCAGTCTGTGACAACTGTGTACGAAGTGAGTTCACCTGAGTATTCAAGTTAGTATCACTGAGCAATCCAGTCTGCAAGTTTGAGACAGTATCACCATTTTCGTTCACGTGAGATGCACTGAACAATGCTACGCCGTCGATAGTAAGCTGAGTAGTGAAGCCATTGGCATACACTGCAAATGCATTACGATCACGTGATGCACCCCAAGTAAGTGCCTGCTGGCGAACCGCCTTGCTAACAGCAGAAAGCTGCTGGTCAGCCATGAATGTTCGTGAGATCGGCATATCTTTCTTGAATTGCGCAATCAAGGTAGTGCGAAGTGCAGCAGCATTGGCAGTTACATTGTTCTGAATACCAACATCATTGGTAGTCTTAGTAAAGTAGCCACCGCCACCGAGTACAGAACTCACCACAGCTGCATTGTCAGCAGTGTCCTGAGTAAAGACCATTTCATCAAGCGCAGTTGCCTTGCCGACAACTGCCATTTCGATAGTTGCCTGATCAAAGAGCTTGTCCAAAGCTGTCTTGACGAGAATTAAATTGGGACCGGTATTATTATCCATAGTGGAATATTATAAGAATTAATTGGTAATTAGTTTGCGAATGCAGTACAAGTATTTGCGATAACGAAATAAACGGAAGAAGTCTGGTAATCTCCGCCAATAATCACTACGCCATTAGTTGTTGCATCTGCTGCTGCTGTGTCGACCGTCCATGTAGAACCAGTAAGATCAAAGACCACGCGCTTGTAACGCAATGCGTCAATTTCAGCTTGTGTATCAGCATTTGCTGCTGTTTTTGCCTTGGCTGAATAAATAATGCCTGGCAAAGGAAGCCAAAGTTGCACTGTACCATTAGCGGTAGCAGTATCGGTTGAATCGCCTTTTGCAACGCCAGTAAATCGCTGTGATGAAGTGCCATCACCGTCTACCATAGGAACAACCGCGCCAGTCCAAGGACTTGCTGCAGCTGCATCTGCTCCCTTTGTAGGAGTTCCAGCCGAAATAGTAGCAGTTCCACCGCTTACTACAATCGGAGATGTTGACATATCACCAGGTAACTGCGTGATAAGCTTGATATCATATCGTGACATATATAGGTTTTGTAAATTAAGTAAATAATAATACAAGAACCGTTAAAAGTTTATTTTTTTCGAGTAGCGATGATTTCAGCAGGAGTCATATTAAATGGCTTCTGAGTATATAAAAGCTCTTCTTTAGAAAGTTCAGGAGTCTGTTCAACATGGGAACTTGCTCCACCATTTGATGAAGCAATGACTGCAGCGGGCTTTGCTACAACGGTGTCAAGTATCTGCTTGTTTTTTACCGCATTTACCAATGACTGTGCTGTTTCAAAATCCTGCTGAGGATTTCCAGAAGAACGGATTGTATTTTCCAAATGATATTTGACCAGTTCGCGTTCAGTAGCATTAGTAATACTATCTGCTAACTGCAATGCTGATTTCTCAGCTGTTTGCTGCTGCATCTTTTTAAGCATTCCAACCGTTACCGGAGCATTATCATCTGATGGTTCATCATTTGTAACCACAACAGAAGGATCTTTTATCCCAAGGACATTCTTTGGATCAATCCCCAAGGATTCCAATCGTTCAGCCTGTTTCTTGAATGTAAATTCGGCTTTTTCAGCCTCAGTCCTTCCGCTCGTCACTTTCTCTAATTCAACTTTCAAAGGATCTTGTGCTTGAGCATCTTGCTCTTCTTGAGCAATCTGGTCAGGTGTTTGAACGGTTGCATCGGAAGTTGGTGCATCTACTAATTCTTCCATTGTGATTTTGTCAGTCATATATTCTCCATAGAGCCGGAGTTGCTTTTTTATTTCCGCAAGTCGGAATTACTATACTTGTAATAATACTTTTTTATTTTTCCAGTGTCAAATTACTCGCCCCCCAAAGTAGTGAATAACTTTTTTCGTTCCTGGATGATCCACAATGCTGCTTTTGCAAACACGATCATGTCAGTGCTTTCGCCCTTATGTGCACAAAGTTTCAATGCTTCAAAGGTCATCTGGTCATCAACAAGCTTATTTGCAGCATTGTTCTGCATGGCAAACGATCCGGCACGTAATTTCTCTGCAATGTCAAAGTCAACATAGTTGCCATTGATCATCAGCTTGCCAGTCGCATCAAACTTAATGATATCCCGAATGGGAATAGCATTGAGATTTTCAAGCAATGCTCCGGTAATTTTAGCCTTGTTTTCGTTATCAAGCGTAGCCGTTGAAAGCGACCATATAACAATGCGTGTAATGATTTTTTTGAACATTATTTCTTTTTGTTTTTCTTATTGTATTCAGAAGGCTTGCCTCCCATTGCAACAAACTTGTGAAGTGACGTGCCGGTTTTTGACTTGTCACTCATTTGTTTCTTGCCATCGTTTACTTTTTTCATAGCGTGTAAATGTTTAATTGATAATTATTGTCCAACAGTCTTCGGTGGTGCAACCTGTTGTCCTACCGGAATAGGAGCAGTTGCAGCATTGGGTGCACCAGGAGTCTGTCCCATGACTTGATTAAGCATGTCAGAACCAGGCGGAGTCTTCTTCTTGAACTGGTCAGGATCTCCATCAGAATATTCATCAAGCACGAACTTGTCCACCACCGCTTGCGGATCAATGAATGGCATCACGCGCGGATCCATCAAAATATTGAAAGCACGATCATTTTTTAACTGGTCAGTGCCCATGGATCGTGAAGTGATAAGTGATGGATCAATGAATAGACTAAAACGGGTTCGTGCAAACTTATACGGATTGACCACATAGTTTCTTTGACGAGATGTCAACCCTCCTGCTTTCTGGAACATTTCCCATTCGCGCTTGTTCAGTTCTTCCTTTGACAGCTTGTCACCCATTAAGTCGGTTGAGAATTGGATCTTATTGGTAACATCCTTTCCACCATCCTTTCCTTCCATAATATGCATTTTGTATTTCATCGCCAAATCATTGGGAACGGTTGCATCAATTTCGCCTACTGTTGTATGCATAATGATTTCATCCATGACAAGTGCCCCGATCTGTCGTACCAAATCGGCAATGTTGATGGAAAATACTCCCAATATCACCTGAGCATTCTGCTGTGCTTTGGCGGTTGCAAATGCTGTAACATTAGGCTGTGCGATACCACTTTGGTTATTATCCTGGGTGCTTTCGCTCATGTCATCAGTTTCAGAGCGCATCATATTCATGGCAGCTACTAGGTTCGGACCGAGATTATACGGAGTAACAGATGCACCTTGCGGCATGCCAATTGTCGCTCCCGGTACCATCACTGAGCCGTCAACGCTTGCCATGCCACTCATAAATAATGGTTTGATAACATCCAAATATGTTCCATCATATGCCAATTGGTGCATGCGATTCTGCGCTGCATCATCCCAAAATTCCTTAAATGATGCTGACTTGTAGTATGCAAAACGCCCAGCCGGATCAAGCGGTTCAAATCCGCTCTTGGCATAAGGATACACAGGGATTGAAAGCCATTTGTCTCCAATCATGCTCATGCGACGATGTTTGAAACAGTTTGAATTATAAATATCTTTATATTCTCCCATGAATACTCCTCCCACAAATTCCACTTCCAAGTCTTCTGGTCGATATTGCACATTGAGCACCTGCACATAATTGCGATCAGCCTCAGTCCATTCAATATCATATAAAGTCTGATGTTCCTGACCTGTTAGAAAGACGCGCGTTTTTCCCGCTTCAACGAAATTAAACTGGTCTACCCCGTCAATAAAGTATTTCCCTGCATAAATCTTTCGTGCCTCATCCCATGGAATGCGTCGAACACGGATGATGTTGGGCTGTTCCTGGACATCGTTAGTATAAAAATCAGCAAGCAATATCTGATCAATGGGAATGATGTTTAAATTAATACCTGAAAGCAGTTCATCAACCGCTTGCTCAATGCGATATGTGCCATCCTCATTCTTTACCTTGATATTTTGCATTGCCTGCACATAGTTCACTTCAACGAATACTGCCGGATTGACCAATGAGCTTGTCATCATGTACAGGAATTTCATTTCATAATCAGCTTTCTTTAAGTGATCTTCAATAAGAATGCGCATTACTCGTGCTGTCATTTCATCCTCTTCATCCTCATCGTTATAAGCATAGCAATACGGGAAGAGCATGCCAGCAATGACATGAGCCAAGATTCCA